AACAAGCTATTCCAATTTGGAATAACATGACAGACGAAGAAATATCAAGGCGTTGCAGCCTGTATGATAACGCATATATATTAGTATGCAACAAGGGGTACACACCAAATCAAGCAGTACAAAAAATTATAAAAGATGATAACTAAAAACGATGGCTTATTAAGTCAGTTGGAAGAAGCTAAAAGGATACAAGAACTTATCCGAGACAAGGAAAAGGAAATAAGAGAACTACAATATGAGTTATCATATCGCTTAAACTTCTGCATTGGATATGTGCAGCAGTCCAACAAGACAATTGATATTATTAAAAAATTCAAATAGTAACAATGGATTTACAAGACAAGCTAAACAAGGTTGCCAAAGATCAAATGGATTATGCCACAGATAATGGTTCATCCGTATTATCAACTTGCGATGAAAGGGGTTGGGATAAGGATGTGTGGAACAACAAGAAAGAAATCATTAAGAAGCTACGAGATTGTGGCTACAAGGTATCCGTAAAGGTCGGATGGGGAGTAACAGATATTATCACAACAAAAATAAAGTAACATGAATTTATCACACAAAGCTGCATCGTTCTTTTTATATGGAGAGAACATCAGCGAAGACTTTTACAAGCTATGCGAAGCTGCTGACAATGATGCAGCAGTTCCCGAAAGTGTATCAGTATGGCAAGAATTTCAAGATAAGGATGCTAAAACATTAGTCGAATACATCTTTGATCTAAAGAGTATTTTAGAAGAAGTAAAAGAGAAAACAATTTTTCAAATAAAATTCAGTAAATAATGACAAACAAGGAAAGGAGATTTAGAAGTCTAATAGAAAGTACAACAGAAATATTGAACGACAATATGCAGAAGAGTATCGTATCAGCAGATATGCTAAAGGATATTCTTATACTCTTCTCAGACTCAGATAGTGATTCCCAAAAGGAATTAAGCAAGGTTAGTAAAACACTTTACAATAAAACAATTCAGAACGTAGCTTCCAAGTTATTGGAATTATGTTTTCTTGATGAAAATATTGAAAATTTAAACTAAATAAAGTATCTTTACAATGAAGGTAGTAATACTATCCTGTCAGATACTTTTTGCAATTCTATTGCTATTATTTACAGGGATATGCATACAGGAAACATTTAGACAGGAATCTTTCCTTGCATTCCTTTCGTATGTTGTCATTTCTTTAGGTTGGTTTCTTGGAGCATTGGCAGTTATTATTTCAATTAAATATTTTATAAACAACTTTCGAGATTATGAGTAGAGTAAAATTAAAATGGGAGTCAGTTATCGAAGAGCATCATACCATGCGACAGGATGACGATTACCAAGAAGAAGAATTTATTAAACCAAAAATAAAAATAGACAGGCAATGATAAAGTTTAACGAGGTCTTAGATGACTATTTAAAGAGGACAGGCTTCTTATTGGAGGATATAATATTGAAGTCAAAAGACAGGAGGATATCAGAAAGTAGGCAATTACTATGGCTTGTTTTCAAGGAGATAGACCCTTTGGTTAGGTATAAGGATATTGTAGACTTTATGGATACAATTGGTCATAAGACAACAGTATCCAATGTACAACAGGGAGTCAAGATGATAGAGGATAAAATCTCCTATAAAAAGTACAAGTATTATAAGGATATACTTTACTCATGTCTTGATCCCCATGTATAGCTTACAGGAACTTTGGGATCAAGCTGATGAAGACAATCTATCAGTTCCTCTCGATACAGAATTATGCTACGCTAGACTTATGTTCGGATGCAAGATAGTAAAGGATAGGTTTAGTGGAACGATTCAATTATTTAATACTGCAAGGGGTGGGGATTACTATGTTAAACTTAATGAAGAAGAGGTTAATGTATTTAAGACCTATGGGATACAACAAGGTGTTTATTGGCTTATGATGAATAATATCCTACGAAGGATTGAGAGCATCAACAACAACATAAGGACTGAGGTTAACAACAAGAACAACTTCCGAAGGGTGCAGACTCTGAAAAGTGGAAGAGAAAGATTAATTAAAAACTTTATTAAAAACAACAAAAAATTTAAACAAAGAGGATATGTCACAGAAGAAGTCAACTTGGGCAGTTCTGTCCAAAATTAATGTAAACGACAAGGTAGAAAAAAGAGAGGGTTTAACCTATCTATCTTGGGCATGGGCATGGGGGATCGTAAAGGAAAACTTTCCCAATGCAAAGTATGAGATTGTAAAGGATGAGTTCGGCAGACCATACCACATAGACCCGAAGCTAGGCATCATGGTTGAAACCATTGTAACCATTGGGGATGAAACACTTCCGATGTGGTTGCCTGTGATGGATACCAAAAATAAGGCTATGAAGACCGAGCCTTACGAGTACACCACAAGGTACGGAAAAAAGAGTGTTGCAGCAGCATCAATGTTTGATGTGAACAAGACTCTGATGCGTTGCTTGGTAAAGAATATCGCAATGTTTGGTTTAGGTCACTACATCTACGGAGGGGAGGACATTCCACAAGGTTCAGAACCAATTCAAACGGAACAAGATGTCAAGAAAGTAACAACAAGAAAATCTAAGCCACAACTAAAGGTGGGGGATGAGTATTGGGAGAAGGTATCGACTTACTTGAAATCAAACAAGGGTACAGGTACTAATCTTCTTATTGCACAGATAAGAACCAAGTACACATTACCGAAAGAAACCCTGCAAGAAATCAATAACATCCTTAAATAAATCACAGGGGGGCATATGCTCCCCTAAAATCATCACATAATGACAAACTTAATCGTACAAGTCTACCATGCAGCAGTTAGTGGTAAAAAGTATTCTCACTCATTCGAGATGCCTAACTACAAGCAAACAAAAAGGTTTGCAGATTTCTTAATGAACCACCTAAGTCTACAGAAGAATATGGACATGGCACAAAATCGCCAAAGGTACTACGACTTCAAGATAAATGGGAAGTGGTATTCAGATAGAGATGTTATGAATATGTATTCACAAACAGAAAATCAAACAACATCATGAGTGTAACTAAAGATTTAAAATTGCTTAAAGACGATGAGCAATACTACAGAGGAATAGGAAAGAAGTACCTATCCAATTCAGACATCGGAACACTATTGAATGACCCATCTCAATATGGTATACCAAGAGATGATAATCCAAACTTCGCATTGGGTAGGTTGTTCCATTACTGCTTGATAGAACCCGATAAGATTGACTCAATAGTTGGTGTTGATGCTTCATCTAGGAACACAAACAAGTACAAGGATGCAGTCCTAAAGGCAATGCAGCCATTCCTTTTACTGAATAAAGAGATAGATGAAATAAAAGCGTTGGCTAATGTCATGAAGCAGAATGAATCATTCTCTTCCTTGATCTACGAAATGGGTAACCAATACGAAGTACCTTGCATAAAAGAGGTATGTGGGTTGCTTTGGAAAGGTAAAACTGATATATTGACAAGCGATTCGATTATCGACTTGAAGACTACATCAAGTATAAAAGACTTCAAGTGGAATGCAAAGAAGTATAACTACGATAGCCAAGCGTATCTATACCGAGAGTTTTTTGGAAAGCCAATGGTCTTTCTTGTTGCTGAAAAGAAATCAAATAAACTCGCTGAGTTCCCCTGTGCTGAATCATTCTATCAGAGTGGAAAGTACAAGGTAGAAGCAGCAGTAGAGCAATACAAAAAGTTCTTTGGAGACAATCCGACAGACAACATTGCGACTTGGTTTCATAAAGAGGAATTATTTTAATAACTATAAATTTATTTTATTATGGCAGATGAAAAAGTATTTGCAGATGGTTTTATTTTTAAGAGAAACGACAATGCTCCCGACTTTGTAGTTGGTAACGTAAGCGTAAAGGTTGACGATGCTATTGCATTTCTTAAATCAAACCAAAAAAAGGGTTGGGTAAACCTAAATATAAAACGATCACAAGGAGGTAAGTATTACACAGAGTTGGATACATGGCAGCCAAAAGGAGATAATCAAGGAGGTTCTAATGCCACACAAGCAGCAGCCTCAGTAGGAGAACAAAACGATGATCTTCCATTCTAGTTTATGTTTCATTGAGTTATAAATAGGTTACTTATCGGAATGCCTGACAATTGTTGGGCATTCTTTTTCTCCAAAAGGTGTACACTTTTAGCCAACTATATACTATATAGAATATACTATACTAATTTTTTTTCTCTTATATACAAGAATAAAAGTTAACATCTTAACACAAACCCTTATAGAATAAGGATTTTTTCAACACAAGGTCAACACAGGGTTGACACAAAATGTTAAGAATGGCATTAAATATTACAATCTTTCAAAACATCAAAGCCACAAGCACACCATTTCATAGAGATGTAAGTGTGGTATTGCAAAGAATTAAATCGGGAGCAACCAAAGACTTGATCAAGAGGATTAGGTCTGAGAATAATAAAAAAACAAGGCAGGAACTGAAAGCTGACTTACCTGCTATATGCTTTAGTGGAGTATTCACAAAGCGTAACGATTCATCTATCAAGGAACATAGTGGATTGATATGCCTTGACTTTGATGGATACGACAAGAAGAAGGATATGCTCCAAGACAAGGAGAAGTTCACTAAAGACAAGTATGTATACTCTGTCTTTATATCTCCAAGTGGAAATGGTTTGAAGGTTCTTGTGAAAATTCCACAAGACCCCGATAACCATGTCAACTATTTCAATTCACTAAAGAATCACTTTAAGAATGACCACTTCGATGTGACATCTAAGAATATATCTAGGGTGTGCTATGAATCTTGGGATGCATTGATATACATAAACGATAACTCTTCATTGTTTGACAAGATTGAAGAGGTTGAGTACAAGGAGATGCACAAGTTTAGGGATATGCCGACAATCCCAATCACAGATGAGAACAGGATTGTGAGTATACTAACATCTTGGTGGCAGAAGAAGTACCCAATGTCCGAAGGTCAGCGTAATCAAAACTGCTTCATCCTTGCAGCAGCACTAAATGACTTTGGAGTAAATAGGTCTTTGGCATCGTATGTACTAAACCAATATGCAACAGGAGACTTTACCGAGAAAGAGATAACAACAACAATAAACTCTGCATATTCTAATAATGCAAAGTTTGGAACAAAATACTATGAGGATGAAGACAGGCTTAACAATCTCAGAGTAAAGATGAAGAGAGGTGCATCAAGGAAAGAGATTAAGCACCAACTAAACCAATCAGATTTAGAGGAGGAACTTATTGATTGTGTCATCAACAAACTTGAGGAAGAAAGTCAAGAGATATCTTTTTGGTCCAAGAATGAGAAGGGAGTTATTAAGATAAACCATATCTTATTTAAGCAATTCTTAGAGGACAATGGGTTCTATAAGTTTTCTCCCGAAGGTAGTAAGAACTACATATTTGTTAAGGTAACTAATAACCTTATAGACCATACAGATGAGAAGCAAATAAAAGACTTTATACTTTCACATCTAATTGAGTTAGATGACATCAGCATCTACAACTACTTCGCTGACAATGTTAGGTTCTTTAGAGAGGAGTTCTTGACAATGCTATCCACAATAGACATCTACTTCATAGAGGATAGCAAGGATACAAGCTACCTATACTATAGGAATTGTGCAGTCAAGGTTACCAAAGATGAAGTGGAAACAATCGACTACTTGGATTTAGGTGGATATGTTTGGAAGGATCACGTTATAGACAGGAACTTTAACATATGTGGGTATTCAGAATCCTGTAGCTATAGTCGGTTCATAGAGAACATATGCAACAAGAACGACCAAAGAGTATTATCGATGAAGTCTACCATTGGATTCTTAATGCATGGTCATAAGAACCTGTCGTTCTGTCCTGCTGTGATTCTGAACGATGAAGTAATATCCGATTCTCCCGAAGGTGGAACAGGTAAGGGAATCTTTATGAATGCTCTAGGTCATATGAAAAAGGTAGTAACCATTGATGGTAAGTCCTTTGCATTCGAGAGGTCGTTTGCATATCAACTTGTGTCAGCAGATACACAGATACTTGTGTTCGATGATGTGAAGAAGTACTTTGACTTCGAGAGATTGTTCTCTGTTGTAACCGAGGGGTTGACATTGGAGAAGAAGAACAAGGATGCAATTAAGATTCCGTTCAGTAAGTCTCCTAAGATTGCGATAACAACCAACTACGCAATCAAGGGTGCAGGTAATTCTTTCGCAAGGAGGAAGTGGGAGTTGGAGTTCTTTCAGCACTACCACAAAGACTTTACTCCCCTTGACGAGTTTGGAAAGCTAATGTTTGGGGAGTGGAATGATGACGAATGGTGTGAGTTCGACAACTATATGATTGAATGTCTACAGATGTACCTTACGCAAGGATTAATCAAGAGTAAGTTTGTGAACCTTCCGATTAGGCAATTGTCAGCAGAGACATCTCATGATTTTGTAGAATGGTGTGGTCTGTTGATTGGTGGTGCAACAAATCATAAACTAAAAACTAATCAAAGGGTGTATATGCAGGATTGTTACTACGATTTCATATCCGAATATCCCGATTATTCTCCAAAGTCTAAGATGACCATAAGTAGAATAAAGTTCAACAAGTGGATAATGGCTTATGGTAAATTCATAGCAGGAAGTAATGTTAGTGAAGGTAGAGATGCACAAGGTAAATGGATGATTATAATAGAACATGACAATGAATAACGCTCTGTGTATGGAAAGTAAAACCCGAATTAGGTACGGGTACATTTACCTAAAAACTTAAATTCATAAATAATGATTAGTGATTTCAAAGAAAGGTTACAAGAAGAACAAAGTGATCTACAAGAAAAGATAACAAAACTAAATCGCTTTATTGGAACAGAAAGTTTTGATAAAATTGATGATGTGCAACAAGCATTATTGAGGACACAATTACAAGTAATGTTAACTTATCAAACTTGTTTAGACGAAAGGCTTTATAGATTGTAGCACTAACGCAAGGGTTTTATTTTCTATACACTTTGTTGTATGGGTGAATCCCTTGCTGTTTTAATAAACTAAAACTTTTAATTATGATAAAACACATTAAAGACAAAATGGAAAATCCAATAAGAAAAATATTACCACCAAGTTTAAAAATTGAGTCAAATTTTACTTGGTACAAAAGATTGTATGTATTAATAAAAAACCCAATAACATACTTGTTCAAAGGGTATATTGAGTATTAATGCTAACGAATTAGAATATGAATTTTAAATAAAACGGATATGAAACTAATTACATTAAATTTTGGCACTTGGAATAATGGTGCAAGAGGTGGTAGATTAAGAAGAGTTTACCAAAGGATTTACATAAGAGGATATAAGTGGACACCATTTGTAACGGTAAGATTTAAGCTACTACCTAAGTAGTTTTATTTATTATTTATATTCTGTGTTGTATGTCTTTTTTAATTGCAACTAACCATACAATTATTTCAATAAAATTTATACATGAAGGAAAAATTCTGTAACAATTGTAAGACAGAGAAACCTGTAGAAGAATTTTCAAAGGCTAAGAATAGGCATGATGGTTACCAAGTGTATTGTAAAACTTGCCACAATGTGAAGTATAATAAAATTCACAATAAGAAGAATAGGAAAAGGTTAAGGGTAAAGATAGATGGCAAGGTAACAGGGTATTTAAAACCAAAGTACGACAGGGAGGTTCTTCTACAACAGATAGGTAGACTAAGAGAAAAAGAATCAAATCCACAGACAAGGAGTGGCAATAACTATAGCTTCCTGTGGACTAACGAAAAATTTTGGAAATGATAGAGTTTAGACCATACCAAAAAGATATAATAAAAAAGGGATCAGAGATGCTATCGATTAATAACTTCCTGTACCTTGCGATGGAGGTACGCACAGGGAAGACATTAACTGCAATGGGTATATGTGAATCACTAAATGCAGGTCATGTCCTGTTCTTAACTAAAAAGAAAGCCATGTCCTCAATCAGCAATGATTATGATCTCTTATGTCCAAACAACTTTAGTATTTGGATTATGAACTATGAGAGTATGCATAAGCTGCCCGACATCAAGTGGGATGTAATCATATCAGACGAGGCACATACATTGGGTGCATTCCCGAAACCAAACAAGAGAGCCAAGCAGTTAAAGGACATGATAACCAAGTGCAAGTCTAAGGTTATTTTCCTGAGTGGAACTCCTACACCTGAATCATATTCACAAATGTATCATCAAGTCTATGGTGTTCCCGATAATCCTTTTAGTAAGTACAAGAACTTCTACAGATTTTGTGATGACTATGTGGATGTCAAGCAGAGAAAGATTAGGTCTATGATGATCAACGATTATAGTGGGGGCAAGAAAGAAATACTAGAGAAGATGAAGCCACACACTATAGCCTTTACACAGAAGCAAGCAGGATTCAAAGTAATCACACAAGAAGAGGTGTTGGAGGTTGAGATGAATCCTAACACCTACAAGATGGTTAACAGGCTAACAAAGGACAGAGTGATAGAGGGGAATGACGAGGTGGTGTTAGCTGATACTCCTGTAAAGCTGATGAGTAAGCTGCATCAGATGTATAGTGGAACGGTTAAGTTTGAGAGTGGAGAGTCTATGGTCTTCGATTATAGCAAGGCAGAGTTTATATACTCACACTTCTTAGGAAAGAAGATAGGTATATTCTATAAGTTCAAAGAAGAGTTGAATGCATTGAAGGATGTCTTTGGTAACGACCTAACCACAGACCTTGAGGAGTTCAAAGATACAGACAAGAACATAGCATTACAGATCATAAGTGGCAGGGAGGGTGTTAGTTTAAAGGAAGCAGATTTTTTGGTATATTACAATATAGATTTTTCTGCAACTTCCTATTGGCAAAGCAAGGACAGGATGGTAACATCTGATCGGATGAAGAACAAAGTGTTTTGGGTGTTTGCAAAGAATGGAATAGGATACGATATCTACAAGGCAGTATCCAAAAAGAAGGACTACACACTTGCACACTTCAAGAGGGATGCCTTAAAACAAGAGCCTAAACAAAAAAAACTATTCTGATATGTCAAAGGAAATAGAGATGCTTTATTTGATGTCTAAACGTATGACTACACAGAGGAGAGATAAAGTTCTTTCAGGATTACCTGAACGCACTAAGAAGAAGATGTGGATACTACTAGAGGAGACAGGATACCACAGGGCAGATTACGATTCAGAGAAACCATTTAATTCTAATTACAATGAATAAACAACAGGAAGAAAGAGCGAAGATTTTGCTAAAGGCAACACATGAGATACTGACCAAGTGTAACGAGGCTGTGTTTGTGCAGGATGTTATGTCTGTAACTGCCATATGGGATGAGGCAGAGTGCGATGGCAACTGCCTTATGGAAGAGATAGGAGGACTAATAGAAGAGATGGAGGTATGACAGAATCAAAGATACAATCCAAGAGGATCAAGCAATTAGAGTCTGAGGGTTGGTATGTAATAAAGTTAACAGTTACAAACAAGAATGGGATACCTGACCTAATAGCAGTAAAGCCTGACAAGGTTTTGTTTGTCGAGTGCAAGACAAAAAAAGGGAGGACTTCTAAACTACAAGAACACAGAATAAAAGAATTAAACAAGTATGGATTTACTACAGAGATATACAGAGGAGAATAACGAATACCTTATACAAGATGAATTTGAAGAAAGCCTTCAAGCATTCCCCTTTGATGTAGTGCCCGACATCGTATATCAGATTGGGGAAAACTTCTCGAAGTTACCCATAAAAGATTTTATAATTCAGAAAGTCTGTGGAGTTTCCCACGCAGACAAAGAACCATTTTATTTTTTAATCAAATACATGAAGACTAATAATGAGACCAACATCTTAATCGATATAGAACAGGTGGATTCGGACTCATTCTTAGATCATATAATCAAAAAGAAGAATTTTAATTATGATGGCAGTGATACATGATCGGATAAATAAAAAAATTGGAGTTGAAATAAAATCCAAAATAAGGAGCAGAAGCTATGTGAATGGTAGAATGGTATTCATAAAGATATGTATACATAAAGGGTATAGCAAACAAGAGATATCTAATTACCTTGATGTTCATCATTCATCAATCTTATATGCATTGAATCATTTCGATTCGTACATATATCAAGATGATAAATTAAAAGATACCTATCAGGAAATGTACGATTTCTTTATGAGTTTTAATCTGCTGCAAAAGGTGGATGAATTGACCTATACAATAAAAAATTTGGAAAACCAAATAAAACAACTTAAATTACATAATATTAAGCCAACAAAACACTAAGTGCCAAAACTAAAAGGTTCAGATATAGAAAGGTTGAGGTCTATTAATTTATTAATGGATGGTATGTACTCTCAATTAGCAGAGATATATGAAGGTTTGGTTGATATGGAATTAGACGAGTGTTATAGAAGTGTTTCTAAGTTGGGTAAAGAACTAAAAAAACTTCAAGAGTCGTTGAAAGATGAAACATAAATATAGTGAGACTAGACCAAGATTATATGGCAATAAAAGGATTGCCTATGAAAATATTACTAAGGATGAACGAAGGATATTAGTCATAGGAGATACACACGCTCCCTTCACATCTAAGAGATACCTTGACTTCTGTAAAGAAACTTATGCAGCATACAACTGCAATCAGACTATATTCATAGGAGACATCGTAGACAACCATTATCCTTCATACCACGATACAGACCCTAATGGTCTTGGTGGTGGCAATGAACTTGCCTATGCAATAGAGCAGGTTCAGATGTGGTCAGAGGCTTTCCCTGTAGCAGATGTCACAATTGGAAACCATGACCGAATGATTATGCGTAAAGCGTTCTCATCATCCATACCTCAAGAGTGGATTAAGTCCTACAACGAGGTGCTTGGTGTCAATTGGAATTGGGTAGATAGGGTTGTGTATGACAACGTACAATACATTCATGGAGAAGGAGGAACTGCAAGGACAAAGTGCCGAGCAGATTTAATGAGTACCGTTCAAGGTCACTTACATTCACAAGCATATGTCAGTTGGTTCATGGGGCAAGTAGATAAGATATTCGGTATGCAGGTAGGCTGTGGCATAGATCATGACAGCTATGCAATGGCATACGCAAAGAGAGGAAGGAGACCTGTGATTGGTTGTGGAGTAGTTATCGGTGGACACACAGCTATAAATATTTTAATGGATAATGAGATACGAAACACAGCAGGATTTAGATAGGGAAAACAAAGCCATAGATACTTTTGTGCGAAGGTTCAAGGGAAGCTATAAGAAGTTAGCACCCGATGATATTGACTATCGAGTGTTTGATAAGGATGGAGATTTAATAGCCTATGTGGAAGTTAAGGGTCGGATCAGAGGAGTAAAGGATGCATACCCATTACCTATAGCAGCAAAGAAGGTCACAAAATTATGCGACAAAAGATTAAACCCTACGATCATTTGGGCGTGTGAAGATGGTATCCTGTACGCAAAGGTAAAAGAACTGAGAGGCGAAGTGAGGTGGGGAGGCAGAAAGCCTAGAGAAAATTCCCCATACAATAACGATTCAGAATTTATGATGTACTTCTCAAAACAAAAAAGTATAAAGTATATCAAATACTATTAATTAAAATTTGCATCTTAATACATAAAAATATAACTTTGTTCTATCACAAAAAAACAAAAAAAAACTATTTTCATTTTTCATCATATGGTTATTTAGTTAAAGGAAGCATCTGACTTGGGGGAGGAGGATGCTTCTTTTTTTTTAGTATGTCATACTATTTCTTTTTAAATTTATTTAATTTGTCTTGAATCTCCTTACGCTGTTTCTTGAATTTATTAGCCATCTCAGGGTTTACCTTTTCTAGTGCCTTCATCTGTTTATTGAAACTCGGAGTAGACTTACCCATATCCTTATAGATATCTTCGATAACCATCTTCCTAATGTCTGCATAAAAAGGTAGCACACCTAGCTGACCCATGATCTCTACAGGCAGCCTAATTAGTTTCTCCTTGCGTTGTCTCTCGATTGCAGCAGGGTCTTTCTTAGGTTTATCTGTCAATACTCTGATACCTAAATCCAATGTTTTAACTAAAGGAGAATAAGGTCCTGACATCTTAACAATAAAATCTCCTACATCTTGCTTCCTGTAATCATTAGGGTCTTGAAGGAATATACTATAAGCTACAGAATCCTCGTATGCATCATACTCTCCATCTCGTAAGAAGTCTAGTGTGTTCTGATTGAATCTTTCTACACCAATATTCATCAAACTTCTAGCTACATTACCGAAGTTCCTTCCGAAAATCATATCATTAGATGTCTGAACAAAAGCCTGCCCAAGAGCCTTAGAGAATGATTTCTTATCCTCATCGTCTTCTCCAAATAATAACTCTGCTATAATGTTTCCATATCTTTTCATAAGAAGGTTGTAGGTGGTCATCCTTAAAACCGTAGCAGCAAGGATTGCAACACCTTTTCTTTTCTCAATCTTATCCCCATGAATTAGGAGACCAACACCTGTTCGGGCAGCAGTCCATTCCCATATCAAGAACCTTGATAAAAAGTTATTGTATAGCTTGTACATATTACTAGCAGTATTCTCCCCTATGTTCTTGTTTAGCTTCATAGCATTTAATGCCACGTTACCACTCGCCCCTACAAATGCTGAATTGCTATCTGCAAGTGCTGTAGCCTCCTTCAATTGCTTCTCATACTTATTCATGTATGCCTCATCGTTTGCTGCAATCTTTTCAAAGTCAGGCTGCGTTTTAGTGAGGTCATAGAACTTCTTAATAAAAGAACCCTGCCACATAGGTATGGTAGCTATCTTATCAGGAGTTGATATCATAAGGTCTGCTGTCTTCTCTGTAGCATTCTGTGCCCTCTTAGTTGTCTGATTGTATATCTGAGCCACAGCATTGCCCACCTGAGAATATGGCGTAACCTTACCTCGCTGTGCCTTATCTGCATTTATACTTATATCTATCATTCTACCTGATAGTGTATTACCACTATATAGGGTGCTTGTTTGCGTAGAATTTAGATTTCTCATAACTTGAGGAAGCAGAGCCATCTGTTGTGTATTCCAACTACTCAATCCGATAGCATAGGCAACAGGGTCAATAAGCATACCATTTAGAAAGTTAGAAAAAGACTCGATCACTAGCTTGCCACTCCTAGCTAACATGGCTCTATATCCTGATCTACCTATAGCGTTCAGAACATTATCTGCTTGGCTTGTTATGTTTGCTGTGTTAGAGATAACCTGTTCGATAGTTTTTTCTACAGCCTCATCCAATGCATTGAATACATCTATCTGAGTACCATTCATATCTACACCCTCTAACTTCTTAGATAAAGCAGCCATAGTCCTTCTTGCTACCCTTATTGGAGATGTCAAATGGAAGTCCATTAAAGTCATCTTAGCACCCCTATATGTGGTGGTGTATGGATCAAGTAACAATGGCTCTACAGTACCTTCTCTCTCTATTAAGTTCTTTGCCTTTGTACTAGGCTGTATACTCTTGCTGTACCCACGCAAAGCCTGAGTTTCATCATTGTATGTCTTCATGCCTCTACCTGCAAGTACCCTGTGGTGTACATAGCTTGCAAATGTAGGCACTCTCTTGCCTCGTAATACTGAAGATGCAAACAAAGCCATCCCTGTCAGACCTTTGTTTATTTTTGCTATAGCCTTTATAGATGCTCTCTCGGCTTTATTGAAAGACCTCATTAGTCTAGCTACATCTATCTCT